GGAGATCAAGTAGCATCTATTCTAAATTTTGATCTCGAATACCCCAACGTTCTTATGTGTGCTATGAGAGGACGTGCTGGTCAAATTGTTGGACAAGGATTCTCTGGTTCTAAAACACAACTCGGTGTCAAGATGAGTGTTACTGTGAAGAAAATTGGTTGTGCTAACCTCAAGCAGATTATCGAGGATGACAAACTTATCTTCAATGACTATGACATTATTAATGAACTGACTACATTTATCCAGAAGAAACAATCGTTTGAAGCAGACGATGGATTTCATGATGATCTTGTAATGTGTATGGTTATCTTCGCTTGGTTAGTACAGCAAGAATATTTCAAGGAGATGACTGATAATGATATTCGTCAACGTATCTATGACGAACAAAAAAATCAAATTGAACAAGACATGGCACCGTTCGGTTTCATTACCAGTGGACTGGAAGGTGATGAAGGATTTGTACAAGATGGTACTGTGTGGTATGGAGATACCCAGGAAGAAGTTGGGTACATGTGGAATCATTACTAATGGAATTTGATGATCAGTTTTCTCTAGACCATTTGATCTTTAAGGAGAGGACTTGTCGTGCTTGTGGAAAAACTAAAAGTTTGATGGATGATTTCTACCTGACTAGAAAAAATAGGGCAACAGTAGAGTCAGCATATTCATACGAATGTAAGTTGTGTACAGTAAGAAGAGTACTTGAAAGTAGGAAAAAGAGAGACACTACTTCAATGTGGGACTATCCAGATTGGTGATGTTCGTGTCGAGTTTCCCCACTCAAAGAGTCCAAAAATCTAAATAATATTAGATTAAACTCTGGATACCTTAAGGAGAAAAACACATGGCAAGTCTTATCTCGCCTGGTATTGTAATCAAGGAACGCGACCTCACTACTGCTGTTGTGACAAACGCCCAGTCTATTACTGGCGCTTTTGCTACAACTTTTGCTAGAGGACCCGTTGGAGAAATTACAACTATCGGCAGTCAGTCTGATCTACTAAACGTTTTCGGCAAGCCTTCAACGGCTAATGCTGAAGATTGGTTCGTAGCTTCAGAATTCCTAAATTACGGCGGTAGACTCGCTGTTGTACGTGCCGAGACGGGCACAAATTCGGCTAATACTGGTAGCAATGCTTCACTAAACGTCAGAAACTCTACTGATTGGTTGGGTGGTTTAGGAAGCGGCGAAACTTTTGTTGCTAAAAACCCAGGAGCTTGGGGCAATGCTTTAAGAGTTATCATTGCTGACCGTGGTCCTGACCAAATTATTACCCTTGCTACAGTACCTGCTAGCGCACCCGTTGCTGGTGGCGCTGTAACTTTCAATCTAAGTGGCGGAACCTCCGTTACTGCTGAGGTTGTATCGTATGCTGCTCAGGTTCTGACGATTGTCTTGGACGATCCATCTGTTCTAATTTCAACTGCTGATGAACTAGAAGATGGTGGTACTGATGTAGTAATTTCTTCTGCTATTGATTGGTGGTCAAACACTTCAGTTGGTGGTGTTGCTCTTTCGGCAATTGGTCCTCGTCCTGGCACTTCTGCTTATGCTGCTGATCGTAGCATCAAGTATGACGAACTACACGTTGCTGTTGTAGACAGCACTGGTGCTATCTCTGGTACTGCTGGTACTGTTATTGAGCGTCTAACATATCTTTCTAAACTAACTGATGGTAAAGGTTCTGAGAATCAGTCAACCTTCTACAAATCTGCTATCAATGCTGGATCTGAATTCATCTTCACTGGTTCCACAATTGCTGGTGCTATTGCTCCCTCATCTTCTGATGCTGGCGATGTATGGGCACAAGCTTCTGGAGATGCTGGTGTAAGTATGTTCACCCTTGCTGGTGCTACTTCATCTGATCTTGCTAATGGTGTTGACGACTACGCTTACAACTCTGGCGAAATTGATGAGGCTTACGAAGTATTCAGTGAGACTGAAGAATCTGCCGTAGACTTTGTTCTTATGGGTGGTTCGATGGCATCGGAAACCGATACTAAGTTGAAAGCAGCTACTGTAATGGCAGTCGCTCAAAACAGAAAAGACTGTATCGCTTTCCTATCTGCTCATAAAGGCAATCAAATTGCTTCCTCTGGTGGTGCTCTAACGAGATCCCTTCAGAAGACTAACACTATCAATTTCTTCAACACGCTAGCATCTACTTCCTACGCTGTATTTGATAGTGGTTACAAGTACATGTATGACCGCTTCAACGATCTGTATCGTTGGGTTCCTTGTAACGGCGACGTTGCTGGTCTCTGTGTTTCCACTTCTGCTAATCTAGAAGATTGGTTCTCACCTGCTGGCACCAATCGTGGTGGTCTAAGAAATGCCGTTAAGATGGCATTTAATCCAACTCAGTCTGATAGAGACGAACTGTATCAAGCAAGAGTCAATCCTATTGTTTCTCTTCCTGGTACTGGAACTGTACTCTTTGGTGACAAGACTGCTCTTGCTTCACCTTCAGCTTTCGACAGAATTAACGTTCGCCGTTTGTTCCTTGCTGTACAGAAGAGAGCAGAAGGTCTTGCTAAAGGAGTTCTCTTCGAGCAAAACGATGCTACAACTAGAGTTGGATTTGCCTCTGCTTTGAATTCATTCATGGCGGAAATTCAGGCAAGAAGAGGAGTTACCGACTTCCTCGTAGTTTGTGATGATACGAATAACACCTCATCGGTAGTAGATCGTAACGAGTTTGTTGCTGAAATTTATATCAAACCAACCCGTTCTATCAACTACGTTACCGTTACTCTAACGGCAACCAAGTCTGGTGTTTCCTTCAGTGAAGTTATCGGTGGTTGATAATTAATTTATTCACTTCACACACAAATTAAAGGAAAAAAACAATGGCAACACGTATTAACAATTTCATCACCAATATTGGGCAAGGCGTCAAGCCCAATATGTTCTCCATTGATATTCAATGGCCCAATGGGGGACTCACTTCAGGAGTCCCTGCTGATGCTACAGAAAAAGATTTGATCAATGTACTTTGTAAGTCCGCTGCTCTACCTGCTTCTAATCTAGGAGTAATCGAAGTTCCTTTCCGTGGTAGAACTGTCAAGATCGCTGGCGACCGTACCTTCGATACCTGGACTGCTACATTCTTCAATGATAAGGATATGAGAATCCGTGCTTACTTTGAAGCATGGTTGGAGTCCATGAATACTCATGAAGGCAACTACTCACCTAACTTTATTCCTACCAAGGAAACTGATGGTTACATGGCCGAAGTTAAGGTCAAGCAACTTGAGAAGCATGGTGCTGAAGGTGGTCAGGTTCTTAGAGAATATAGTCTAAAACATGCCTTCCCAACTAATGTCTCTCAAATTGATCTTGCTTACGACAGCAATGATCAGATTGAAGAGTTCTCGGTTGAATTCCAATATTCTTACTGGACCGTTGCTACTCCTACGACCAGTAACCTAGAAGCTGGTTCTTCAGGTAGATTCGGAACTGAAAAAGTAGTCGAACTTTGATCTAATAAATAGATCTATAGGAACATAGATCTATTGAAATGAGTCAACTGTTTGGTTTTATTATTAATAAAGGTGGCGAGGATAGGGGACAATCTCCTATCCCGCCAAATCAAAATGACTCCGTGGCAGTTGCTGCTGGGGGTCATTTTGGCACATATGTGGATGTTGACGGATCACAAGGACGTAATGAATATGAACTGATCAAACGTTACAGAGATATGTCACTCCATCCAGAGTGTGATTCTGCTGTAGATGAAATCGTAAATGAATTTGTAGTTAGTGATGCTCACGATTCTCCTGTTGAAATCGAGTTATCTAATCTTGATGTAGGAGCTGGAGTAAAGAAAAAAATTAGAGACGAATTTAATCACGTCAAAAAACTTTTAAATTTCGACAAACGTGCCCACCAAATTATCAGAACTTGGTACATCGATGGTCGTACATATTACCACAAGGTTATCGACTTGGAAAAACCCAAGCGTGGTATCCTAGAACTTCGCTATATTGATCCTCTAAAACTTCGTAAAGTTAGACAAAAAATTAAGAGTCCAGAAGCTGCCTCTCAAGGAGCAAAAGGTACTGCTCTGGAGTATGACTGGGGAGACTTTATTGATTATTATATTTACAACCCCAAAGGTTACGCCAACGTTTCAACTATAAATGCTTCATACGATTTCGCTTCTTCAAACGGAATTAAGATGGCAGCAGATTCTATTGCCATGTGTAATTCAGGTCTTACCGATTTGAATAGAAAAACTCCACTAAGTTTTCTACACAAAGCAATCAAGTCTCTCAATCAACTTCGTATGATTGAAGACTCTCTTGTTATCTACAGACTATCAAGAGCACCAGAACGTAGAATCTTTTACATTGACGTTGGTAATCTTCCCAAAGTAAAAGCGGAACAGTACCTACGTGATGTCATGGCACGTTATCGTAACAAGCTTGTATACGATGCCAGCACTGGCGAGATCCGTGATGACAAAAAGCATATGAGTATGCTTGAAGATTTCTGGTTGCCTCGTAGAGAGGGTGGACGTGGTACTGAAATTACTACGCTACCTGGAGGACAGAACCTTGGAGAACTCAAGGACGTTGAGTACTTTAAAAAGAAACTTTATAACTCTCTCAATCTTCCTCCTTCCCGTCTCACAGACGACAATAAAGGATTCAATCTTGGTAAGACCACTGAAGTCCTCCGTGACGAACTCAAATTTACCAAGTTTATCGGAAGACTACGTAAAAGATTTAGCGAACTTTTTAACGACATTCTCAAGACTCAACTAATTCTCAAAGGTATCATCGCTCCCGAAGATTGGGATGAAATGGAAGAGCATATTCAATATGACTTCCTGTTTGATAATCACTTCAATGAATTGAAGGAACAAGAAATGATGCTTCAGCGTATGAATCTTGTTGCCCAGATGGACCCATTTCTCGGCAAGTATTTCTCGGTGGATTACATCCGTCGCCAGATTCTTCAACAAACTGAAAAAGATATGAAGGAGATGGACAAGCAAATTACATCAGATATTGATTCTGGTCTTGCTATGAATCCTGCTGATGTCAATACTTTTGACATGATGGATCGTCAAAATGATGCTTATGCTCCTGAGTTAGAAGCACAAGCAGCAGATGATGCCAACTCTAGAGAGATTGAAAAAATGAACTCATTGCCCAAACCCTCTCCAGCACCAAATAAAAAAAGTGATAAATAAATTATAACCCGTACTTATACTATGTCTGATCAACCACTTGATTCTGAAGTGCTCAACATTGTTGACTTAATTGCCGACAAAAAAAGAGCAGATGCTCTCGATAAAATAGATGACATTTTATACGCTAAAGCATCAGAAACGATTGATACGTACAAGAAGACCGTAGCAAATACGTTCTTCGATGAACCAACAGGCGATACTCCAGAAGAACAATGAAACTAATTACTGAAAGCATCGAAGACATCCAGATCCTTACTGAGGAGAAAGATGGCAAGAAGACCCTTTACATTGAGGGTGTATTTCTCCAAGGAGAAATCAAAAACCGCAACGGAAGAATCTATCCATTCGGTGTTCTTCAGAAAGAAGTCGAAAGGTATTCAGAAGAGTATGTTAGAGCGGGAAGGGCCCTAGGAGAACTAGGTCACCCTGACGGTCCCACTGTCAATCTTGATCGAGTGTCTCACAAGATCACATCACTAAAGGCAGAGGGAACTAACTTCATTGGTAAAGCAAGAATTCTTGACACTCCAATGGGATCTATTGCCAAGAATCTCCTCGGTGAAGGTGTAAAACTTGGTGTTTCTTCTAGAGGCATGGGTACTCTGAAAGAAGAAAATGGCGTGAAGTATGTTAGTGATGACTTTATGCTCGCCACTGCTGCTGATATCGTAGCAGATCCTTCCGCCCCTGACGCTTTCGTCAACGGAATTATGGAAGGTAAAGAATGGGTTTGGGAAGGCGGACTACTCCGTGAAAGACAAATCCAAGAGATGAAAAAAGAAATTGAAAACTCTTCTAAGGTAGATCTTGAAGAAAAAATGCTTTCGGCATTTAACCAATTCCTTTCAAATCTTTGAATTCATAAATAATCTTAGAATAATCATTTAGATACTTACGAGGAAAACTCAAATGTCAGATATGCTTAACGAAAAGTTTGAGGAGTTTGCCAGTGAGCACGCCGCTGTACTTTCCGAGGCTGGAGATCCAATGCCAACGGTAACAGCTGCTGTTCTACCTGGCGATGCTGCTGCCTCAGGCCAGTCAAAAACTGCTGTTAATTCTAGAGCGGGTGCTGGCGAAAGTGCTACGGGTCATGCTGCTCCAATTCAACCTGGAGTTGCTATCGGACAAAAAGCACCTCAAGAAGTTAACAGTGTAACCACCACCCCTCACGAACATGATGAGGACGGTGATGAGAACCCTGGCGCTAAAGCTGCTGCTCCTATTTCGGGTGGTATTTCTGGCGAACCTAATCGTGGTGGTTCTAATACGGACCTACCTAACGGCACTGCCCCATCATTCGGAGCAGAAATTGCCTATGGTACTAAGATGGGTGGTAACGTAACGTATCCTATCAAACCCCAGTTTGAAGATCTCGATGTATCTAGCGATATCGCTGCTCTCACCGAGGGAACCGAACTATCAGAAGAGTTTGCTGAAAAAGCAAAAACAATCTTTGAAGCTGCCGTTAAGTCTAAACTCACTGAAGAGTGGGCAAAACTTGAAGAGCAGTATGCCGCTCAAATTTCTGAGCAAGTAGCGTCTATCAAGACAGAACTTGCTGAAGAAGTTAATGGCACAATTAACTACGCTGTCACCAAGTGGCTTGAGGAAAATCAAGTTGCTGTTGACCGTGGTATTAAAAATGAGATTACCGAAGACTTTATTACTGGTCTGAAGAGTCTCTTTGAAGAGCACTACATCAGCATCCCCGACGAGAAAATTGACGTTCTCGAAGGCGTAACTGACGACCTTTGTAAGATGGAAGAACGCCTCAACGAACAGGTTAAGGCTAATATTGAACTTCAAAATCGTCTGAATGAATCTGCCAAACAGATCATCGTGAAAGAAATTTCTGAAGATCTAGTAGACACTCAGAAAGACAAACTGGCATCACTTGCTGAAGGTGTAGATTTCACTACGGAAGAAGATTTTTCCAAGAAACTTACCACCATCAAGGA